TAATGCCTCCAGCATCGACGCCTACGTCTACACCATCGTGAAGACCGGCAGTGCTGCGTTTACCGTGTTTGCATCGCAGACGAGGTTTGCATAATGCCGCTGCTCGAAACCAAAGGCGCTGCTTCTGCCCAAGGGTTTGGGCTTACATCTGCTGTTGCTGCTGCTGCAAATTACGTTGAAGACGTTTTTTCTTGTTTTTTATATACAGGAGATGCAACAGCTAGAACAATTACTAACGGCATTGACTTATCTACCAAGGGTGGATTAGTTTGGTTGAAGGCTCGTAGCACATCGGGATTTAATCATTTGGGAGATACCGTTCGTGGCGGTAATAAATGGATTTATTCAGATTTAACTCAAGGACAAGATACCGTTTCTTACATAACAGCTTTTAACACGGATGGGTTCTCTCTTAATACATCATCTGCGGTTAATGCTAGTGGAACAACTTACGTCTCATGGACCTTCCGCAAGCAGTCAAAGTTCTTTGATGTGGTGACGTATACGGGGAATGGCAGCAACCGCACCATTGCTCACAACCTCGGCTCGGTGCCGGGGTGCATCATCGTCAAACGCACAGACACCACTGCTGACTGGCAGGTTTACCACCGCAGCAATGCCAACACCGAATACATGGTGTTGAACAGCACGGCGGCAAAGGCTACTGGCACTACGCGCTGGAACAGCACAACGCCCACCAGCACTGAATTCAGCCTCGGTACTGATACAACAGTCAACGCATCCGGCGGCACCTACGTCGCCTACCTCTTCGCCCACGATGCAGGCGGCTTCGGCGCGGCTGGCACGGACAATGTGATTTCGTGTGGGTCGTTTACGGTATCTGGTAATACAGCATCTGTAAACCTTGGATACGAGCCGCAATACATTATTTCAAAGGGAACCGGCTCGGGAACTGGGTGGGATATTTTTGATGTTATGCGCGGGTGGAATATGAGTTCATCTGACGCAGATTTGCTTGCGAATACGAGTGCAGCAGAAGCGGTAAATTCTTTTGGTAACCCAACGGCAACGGGATTTAACGTCGAGGCTTGGCCTAACGGAAACTACATCTACATCGCCATCCGCCGTGGCCCGATGAGGACTCCGACGACGGGGACGAGTGTGTATAACGCACTTACTCGCACCGGGACTGGAGCAGTCGTAAATATTACTGGGGTAGGATTTCCCCCAGACTTGGTCGCAAATAAAGGCCGGAACAACACAGGACTTGATAATCTTTGGACTGATAGGCTTAGAGGCGCGACAAAATACGTAAGTACAAACAGCACAAATGCGGAAGGGACCAATGCGCAAATGGTCACTGCGCTTGGGCAAGATGGTGTTTCGTGGGGGAACGACGATGGAAATTTCAACACACGCACATATGTAAACTGGTTCTTCCGCCGCGCGCCCGGCTTCTTTGATGAAATCTGTTTTTCTGGCACTGGTGCAAACAAAACAGAATCCCACAACCTGCAAAAAGCCCCTGAGCTTTGGCTGGTCAAGTCTCGCAGTGCGGCAACCGAGTGGGTAATCGGTTCCTCCTTGTTAGGCGCAAACGAAAAGATTGTCATGCCTTCGCCTAATGGCAGGGTGACAGACACGACCGTCTGGAATAACACTTATCCAACGGCAAGCGTTTTGAGCCTTGGCACATCGTCAACAACAAACGCAAGCGGCGCCACTTTTGTTGGTTACTTGATGGCTACGGCTGCTGGTGTCAGCAAGGTGGGGACGTACACAGGAAACGGGTCAAGCCAAACAATTGATTGCGGCTTTACTGGTGGTGCGCGGTTCGTGATGATTATTCGAGCAACTGCAAGCACGGCTCAAGACATCTACATTTGGGATTCTGCAAGGGGTATTGTTGCCGGCAATGATCCGCGATTGAGCCTAAACACCAGCGCAGCCGAGGTCACTACGTTGGACACAGTAGACGCTGACGCAAGCGGTTTCATTGTCAACACTGACGCATCAAATGTAAACGTGAATGGCGCGGTGTATTTGTATTGGAGTGTTGCTTGAACTACGATGTAAACAAGCACCATTGGCATCGCTACCTAAAGTTTATTCGGTCGCGCAAATCTTCTACTGGGTATGTGGAGCAACACCATATTTACCCACGGTCCTTGTTTCCGCAAAAGGCTAACGATGCTGACAATCTGATTGCATTGACAGCCCGCGAACACTTCATGGCGCATTGGATGCTGCATAAGGCTTTTGGCGGCAAGATGACTATGGCGTTTATGTACATGAAGGCAGAGTGTGATGATGCCCAAAGGTACTGGAACCTCAATAGCCGTTCCTATTGCCTACTGCGTGAGAGTTTTGCAAAAACAATGTCTCATGCCAAAAAAGGTAAGCCACTGTCTGAGGAAACCAAACGCAAGATGAGTCAAGCCCGTATTGGAAAACCTTTACCAGAGGCTCAACGCTTGGCAATCGGCAGAGGTAACACTGGAAAAGTTGTTTCTGATGAGACAAGATTAAAAATTAGCGCAGCAAAAACAGGTATTCCAAGACTTCCAATGTCTGACGAACATCGAGCAAAACTAAGTGTGCCAAAGCAGCGGATTAATTGCACTTGTTGCGGCAAAGAAGTATCCGTCAACGTGGTAAACCGTTGGCACAATGACAACTGCAAAATGAAAGTAGAGGCTTAAATGCAAATCAGACTTCGCGCCACAGGCGCAGTGATGCTGGAGGGCGAGTTCCGCGCTTACCAGAAGGCCAACGGTGGCCCGACTTGGGACCGCACCACGGACGAGGTGCTGGAGGCGCTGGGCGCTGACCCGGTGTTTGAAGGCCCGCAGGCATCAGGCGGTACGGTCTATCAGTTCTCTATGCCTTCTGGTGTTGAGCAGATCGACGGCAAGTGGTACACCAAGCACATCCTTGGCCCTGTTTTCACAGACACCGAAGATGCCACCGCTGCCGAGCAAGAAGCGGCGTACAAGGCTCAGAAAGACGCCGAGCAGGCCAAGGCGGTACGCACAGACCGCAACCAGAAACTCAAGGACTCCGACTGGACCCAAGTGGCCGACGCCCCTGTGGACAAAGCCGCATGGGCGGTGTACCGCCAAGCACTGCGAGACATCACTGCACAGGCCGGGTTCCCGTGGAATGTGACTTGGCCCACTCAGCCGGAGTAAAGCATGGCAAACCTTTCAAACATCATCACGCCCAGTAACGTCCTGACGGCGACCAGCACCAACACGCTGACCAACAAAACGATCAGCGGGGCAAGCAACACGGTCACAAACATCCCTCTGTCTACAGGGGTGACGGGCACGTTGCCTGTGGCGAATGGCGGTACGGGGGTCACAACTTCTACTGGCTCGGGCAACACCGTTCTATCCACCAGCCCGACGCTGGTGACCCCTGTGCTTGGAACTCCGACAAGCGGAGACTTGTCAAACTGCACGGCAGACGGCACGAACGCTGTCGGGTTCAGAAGCATTCCTCAGAACAGCCAGTCCGCTGCTTACACGCTGGTGCTTGCAGATGCCGGTAAGCACATCTTCCACCCGTCAACGGACGCAAACGCAAGAACTTTCACCATCCCGGCCAACAGTTCTGTTGCGTACCCCATCGGCACAGCGATCACGTTTATCAACATGACGTCCCAGGTTGTGACGATTGCGATCACCACGGACACCATGTATCTAAGTTCTGCGGGCACTACCGGGTCAAGAAGTTTGGCCCAGTATGGGTCAGCCACAGCGATCAAGATGACTTCAACCACTTGGCTTATTTCCGGGAGCGGGTTGACATGAGCGGCGCGCAACAAGCGGTGTACATGAACCAGAGAAGTTTTGGTACGCCTCCGGGGTCCCAATCTTATACATCTTCTGGAACTTATTCTTGGCTTGCGCCTACGGGTGTAACTTCTATATCAGTTGTAGCTGTAGGTGGGGGTGGCAGTGGTGGACGGGGTCTTCTTTCTTGCTGTGGTGCTGGGAACCAAGCCTCTGGCGGGGGGGGAGGTGGATTGGCTTACAGAAACAACATCACTGTAACCCCCGGTAACTCTTATACAGTTGTTGTTGGTAGCGGTGGGACATCTGTAACTGGTGGCAGTGGCTGTCTTGTCGCAGGTAATCCTGGAAATTTGTCTCGTATAACTGTCGCGTGCTTACAAACAACTGCTGGAGGCGGAGGAGGGGGTGCTACAGCTGGTGCAAGCGCAGCAGGCGGGATTCCAAGCGGTACTTATACCGGAGGTAACAACGGGGGGAGTAGTCCACCTAATGGTACCCGTGGCCAATCTGGTGGCGGTGGCGCTGCTGGATATTCTGGCAATGGAGGCGCTGGAGGCTCCAGCGCTGGCAGTAGCGGTAGCGGCGGCGGAGGAGGAGGAGGAGGAGGCAGTAATTGTAATTCTTGCGGATCTCGTAGCGGCGGCGGTGTAGGGATTTTGGGTCAAGGTGCTTCCGGCTGCGGCGGATCTTTTAATACGAATGGGAGTGGAGGAAGTGGCGGTGGTGCCGGAACTAGATCGGCAGGCGGGTCATATGGCGGGGGCGGCGGCGGCGCATACGCTTCTAATAGCAACACTTCCGCCTGCGGTGGTGTAGGCGCAGTCCGCATTATCTGGCCGGGAAATACTCGCTCGTTTCCCTCAACTTGTGCAGGTAATCCGTAATGAACCTCTATATTGAAATTGAAAACGGCACGGTGAAAAATCATCCTGCGTTTGAAGACAACCTTATTCAGGCGTTTGGCGCAGTACCAGCACACTGGGAACCGTTTATTCGGGTTGAGCGCCCTGTCCCAGGGGTGTACGAAGTGCTGGAAAGCCAAGAATCTGTTTACGAAAAAGTAAACGGTGTGTGGACTGATGTGTGGGCTTTGCGCCCGATGACACCGGAAGAGAAGACAACCAAGCAACAGGCTGTCATCACTGCGTTTAACTTGCGTCCGCAAGCTTCTAACTGGTCGGCTTGGGCTTTGGACGAAGCCACCTGCACAATGCAGCCCCCAATACCTCGTCCAGCACCCGATCAGGCCAAACTGGAGCAACGCATCATGACTTTCTGGTGCGGCGCAGACAGCAACTGGAAAGACACCCCCGTCCGCCCTGTTGGCAACTACAAGTTTGATTTCTTCGCTTGGAACTGGGTGGAGGTAACGCCATGATAGAGGTGTGCAAAGCCGCCGAGTCAGTTGCTGAAGTTGTTAAACAAACCCAGCTTCAAGTCGCACACCACTTCCCTTGCCCGATCTACCTGATCGACCGCCCCGACTTCTTGGAGACGGTAAGCCAAGTGTCGGAAGAGGCGCTGGCCGTAGTCCGCAAGGAACAGGCCCTGAACGAGATTTACCCTCTGTACATGACGGGCAGCTACTTCGGCGACCCCCGCATGGCTGCGTTCACTGAGTTTGTGGGTGCCACTGCTTGGAACATCCTGAACGATCAGGGCTACGCCATGCAAGACAAGGCGGTGCAGTTCACCGAGATGTGGACGCAGGAGCACCACAAGCACTCCGCGATGGACGCGCACGTTCACGGAAACGGCTCACAGATCGTGGGTTTCTACTTCCTTGAGACGCCAGAAAACTGCTCCCGAGTTGTGTTCCACGATCCTCGTGCGGCTAAGGTGCAGATTGATCTGCCCGAGCAAGACATGAACGTGGCAACCGCTGCCAGCAAGATGATCAATTTCACGCCCAAACCGGGCATGATGATCTTTGCCAATTCGTGGCTGATGCACTCGTTCACGCGTCACGCGGCTGATACGCCGATCAAGTTTGTGCATTTCAACTTGGTAGCAATCCAAGCTCCGCAGGTTTGCAATACGCCTCCCGCAGCGGAAGTCATATGAACAAGTACCACATTCGCTTCAACAAGACGCGAGGTGAGCAGGGGCGCGGCAGCACGGAGCATGTGTGGCGGGTGTTTGAGAACGGTAAAGAGTACCTTTTCAAGAACTTGGACCTCACCGTGCCGGTCAAAAGCGAAAAAGACGCAAACGGCGTGGACTACAACATCTGCTGCCAAGGCTACTTGACCATCGACCGGGACACATCCACGGCCATCATTGCCGCTACAGTGAAGGAGCCTGTTCATGCTTGACATCCTCGGCGGGGGCCTTCTCGGTTCCATCTTTGGTGGCGCAGTTAATGATGCGCCGTAAGGAATGAACATGAACTGGGCAGACGTCTTAAAGGCAGTCATACCAATTGTGGTTGCATCTTTGGCGTGGCTGCTCGGGCAGGTGAACTCTTTCTCTGAGCGTCTGACCAAGATCGAAGGTTCCATGCCTGCGCTCATCACATCTACCGGCGTGCCAACTGATAGTCCAATCTCTGCTGAGAAGCGTGCCATCCTCAAAGAGCAACTGATGACGCACATCAACGAGCTTCAGGTTAAGGTCAGGCTGCTTGAAGAGCGCGAACGTATCAAAGGGGCTAAGTGATGTTTGAGTCGCTAATCGGTGGTTTGTTTGGGGGTATCCTGCGCCTTGCGCCAGAGGTGTTCAAACTCTTTGACAAGAAGAATGAACGGGCGCATGAGCTTCGCATGGTTGAAGCCGAGATGGAATTTGCCAAGATCCGTGGTGAGATCGCCATGCGGCAGGTCGAAGCTCAGATGACGATGGCCGAGATGGACACGATGGCCCAGGCGTTCAAGGAGCAGTCCGAGACCGCCAAGAATGCCGGGTGGTTTGTCTCCGCGATCTCAGCGCTGGTGCGCCCGATGGTCACCTACTCCTTCCTGGCCCTGTACGCCTCTGTGAAGATTGCTGCCTTCCTGATCGCCATGGACCAAAACGGCAACTGGAAGGAGGTGCTGGTCACGATGTGGGGCGCAGACGACCTTGCCGTCTTCAACATGATCATCTCCTTCTGGTTTGTCGGACGGGTGTATGAGCGGTCCAGTAAGTGAGGCGGTAGACATTGCTGCTACTCTGTGTCGGCCCTTTGAAGGGCTGCGGCTGAAGCCGTACATCTGCCCAGC